AGTAAGGATGAGATGAAACGCAGGGGGCAGAGGTCTCCTGACGTTGCAGATAGTTTTGTTTTAACATTTGCTGACCAGGGAGCCTTGGCATCTGGTTCATATGGCAGGTGGAATGCTAGGAAGGTTTTTAGGCCTGATACTTCATGGATTATTTAAATGAACAAAGATTACAGATTAAAGAATGCAGGTGTATCTGGATACAACAAGCCTAAAAGGACACCAAATCATCCAACAAAAAGTCATGTAGTTGTTGCCAAGGATGGTGACAAGATAAAGACCATTAGGTTTGGTCAGCAGGGTGTTACTGGCGATAAAAAAATGACTAAAAGAGCAAAGTCATTCAAGGCCAGGCATAGAAAGAATATTAATAATAAATTATCTGGTGCTTATTGGAGCAATAAGGTGAAGTGGTAATGCAACAGAATAATATTACAGCACCATTTTATGCACCAAATTTATCGACTAGTTTGTTTCAAGAATATCCAAGTGTATTCCAAGACAAAACATTTGGATTGTTTAACAGGGCAGTAACACAGCCTTTTATAGATGCATTTGATTTACTGGGTAGAACTTATGAAACTGGTAAAAGAGGTATAGCCACTGGCATTGGTTCTTTATCCGATAATCCTAGGTTAACCAGAGATATTTACGGGTTAATGACCGCAGGTGAATTTGTTGCAGGCGGTAGTCCATTTGTATCTGGTTTGAATATGGGGTCTAAGGCCTCCAATATTCCAAGAAACATTACGCAAAAAGATCTGGATTTAGTTGTAGATTTGCCGACTGTTGGCAGTGAAGGATTTCCTATTAATCAATTAGTAGGAAAAAGAATAACACCATTTCCTGCTGATTTGATGAAAGGCGGTACTTTTTACAGGGGCATTGATGATGCACCTATAGAGCCAGTGCCATTGCAGGGTGGATCTGATTTTCCATTGATGCGTAGTAGTGTTGATAAAGGTTTGGCTTTTGCTAATTTAGGAAAAGGCCAGGCAACACAACAAGCATCAAGGGGTGCTGATTATGCTGTTGTAACAGCTATGAACCCACAAACTGTAGGCAAATTACCATCTCAGGTATCAAATAAGAATATGAGAAGGATTTTAGGCCTACAGACCAAGTCATTTATTGACCAGGGTTATATTAAACCAGAAAATGTAATGAAACTGGATAATTTAGTCAGGTCTATAGGGCAAACCAAAAAGGGTGCAGAAAAATTACAAAAATTTGTAGGTTTTCAGTCTCCTGACCTAATAAAATATTTAGATAGCCTGGATTTTGAAACAGCAAATAATTTTGCACAGGCATTGAATACAAGAAGAGCAAGAGATCTTGGAACACCTAATATTAATAGGATTTTACAAGAAACTATTAATCCTGTTGAGGCAGGCACTAATCCAATGGATAGTTTGATATTATTGGAGTTAAACAAAGGTGCAAGTCCAGTTAAAACGACTGATATAGGTGGTGTACCGCATTTAAGTTATGATTATGCAGTTTTAGGAAGGCCAGTAGCAAAATTTGAGGTTCCAGTACCTGCTGAAACAATTTTTCCTGATTTTTTCAGTGCTAGAAGGTCGGCGGGATCACCAAAAAGTTCTGATCCAAGGGCATTTACAATGTCTAATGTTATACAAGACATTACACCAGAAATTGCCCAGGGTATGGCAACTAAAAAAATTGGAAGTATAAATTCTGCTCGTCATGCACAATTATTGACTGACACAATAAATTCAAATTGGAGAACTACACAAACTCCAGTGAATCAAGGCGGATTAAAGCCAATTGAAATAGTTGATGGATTTGAGGATAACATCTTATCTGAAAGTTTAAGCAGGTATAGCCTCAAAGAAATTCAGCAGGGTGCAAAAGATGGTTCATTAGTCTTTTATGGCCTGGGTGATGCTAAAACAGGCGGTAAAGTCTATTTTGGATTGAAAAAGAACACTGATTATGAAGCAGACTATGGATTTACCCATCCAGAGTTAACAAGAAATGAAGTTGGTGTTGTTGGGGTTATGAATAATGAACTAGGCTATGCCTCAAAAGGTGTATCGGTTCCATCATCAATCTTGAAAGCAATTGAAAATGGTGCTACTGTACTAGATGCCTATGCAGTGCCTTCTAAGAAGTTTCCGCAAGGATTTTTGCCAAATTATTACCAAGAATTTGGTTTTAAACAACTTGGAAAAGTCAAATTTGACCCTAAATATGTAAGGGAGCCAGAGTTTGGCGGTAGTGAGCAAAAATATAGAAAGTTACTAGCACAATGGCGGATATCAGGTTGGGATGAAAGTTTAGGCTTTCCTGATCTGGTTATTATGAAATGGCAGGGTGTAGATGCAATTAGATCAAACGCAACGAGAAGATTTATACAAGAAGGTTCTCAAGGCTTTAGGCTCAGAGAAACTGAAGACATTATCACAGGTACAGAGAATTTCGCTGAACAATCAGCTACAGGACTTGGTCGAAGAAAATCAGGATCAAGTGGAAAAAGTGACAATAGAGGCGATCAAGGGCAGGTACGAACTGGTGACAGAACACCTTTATCCACAGGATTTCGTAGAAACATCCAATCGCTTACAGGGGCAACCCCAGAACAACTAAGGTCGTATGGCCTTCTAACATAATCTTAAATTTTAATAATTGATTGGGAGCAATTATGAAACATTGTAATGTATGCCCCTACCCGTTGAAATGTACCGCTAGAGTAAAATGTCGGTTAGGTAAAAGTGTGGTAGAGGAAATAGAAATAGAAATAGAAATACCAGAGCCTGTTCCAGTAAAGAAAAAGAAAACTGCTACAAAAAGCACTAAAGCAGTAAAAAAACCAAAAAAAACAAAAAAGAAATAAATGGCATTTAGTAATGCTCAATGTGAAAACAAAACTTGGTTGGGATGAGATCAAGGGCATTACTGTTATTGCTGATCAGGATATAAACCAGGGTGATTATGTCACTATATTTGATCCTGACTATGATTTGATTTTTGAAAAAACTTACATAGACCATATGCCAGAGGCACAAAAACATTATGTGCAAAACATGACTTATGAGTATGAGTTTGGTGTTGGTTATAAATTTGTACTGCCATTTGGACATGAGCCTTACATGAACCATGATCCAAATCCGAATGTTGATGAATTTGGCAAGGCATCAAGAAATATAAAAAGTGGAGATGAGTTAACCTGTGATTATGTACTTATGGACAGCAGATGTGTGGTGGGGTCTGAACCTTGGCTAGTTTAGTCTGTAACCTGCCTGCAACACAGGTTTATGTAAGAAAAGAATATTTGCGTGATCATGAAGATGGTCATGGTGAGTTTGTAAAAGGTGTTTGGGTATCAGCTAAATCCTTGGCAGGAAGAGCCTTTTATTTTGAGACATATTTGCCAGAGTATGGGGCATTGTTTGATAAGCTACCAATCTCGGCATTTGTAACAGAACCAAAAACACCAGATCCTGATTTGGATTTACCAAACTTACAGTTCTGGAATTGTATGGATTATGGAGTTATAGCCATACATAAACAGTTTATTGGCTCAATGGATGTAGAAGTTTTTACTAGAAACTTTGGTTTGATGAGGGGGTATTATGTTGCTACCTTGGATAACTACCATATCAATTCTGATGAAGTTGATTGGTCTACAAGTGAACAGCCATCAGAGCATAAAAGTCATAATTTAATTGAATTGGAAAATGGTCAATATGGCCTGTATCCCAACAATAGAATGAGATTATACGATAATTCATTAACACCGCAGGAACCACTAAAGCCAGACTTTAAAGTATCTACTGAATACTACCAGGTAGAAAATGGAAATGATTGGGGCAGGCTTGGTGATACTGATGAGTATTTTTGGGAAACACCAGAAGAAAAGAAAAAGAAAAAATAATGTTTGTTGTTAGAACGTACCGCAGGCCAAAAAAAGATGTGCCTATTTTGGAGATGAAGTTGTGTGATGGTTGTGTCACTCCAAAGATGTGTAAAAAAAATACTAAGTGTGAAGTCAGAGATGAAATTGAACAAGAAAAACAATTAATCATAGAGAAGATACATGGCAGTAAAAAAGAAAAAAACATCATCCAAAACAAAAGCAATACCGACAAACCCAAAATTATACGCACAAGTAAAGGCAGAGGCTAAGAGGAAATTCGATATTTTTCCATCCGCTTACAGTAGTGGGTACATAGTTCGTATGTATAAGAAAAGAGGCGGTAAATATAGAACTGGTAAGGCATAATGGCTAAACCAAAAGGCGGATTAACCAAGTGGTTCAAGAAAGAAAAGTGGGTAGATATATCAGCACCTAAAAAAGGTGGCGGTTATGAAAAGTGTGGAAGGAAGTCTGCAAAATCCTCAAAGCGAGGTTACCCAAAATGTGTGCCACAGGCCAAAGCTAAATCAATGACAAAATCACAGATTAAATCTGCTGTAGCTAGGAAGAGAGCCAATCCTAAAGCTAAAGTCAAAACAATTTTAAAAAAGGGTAAGTAATGCCAAAAATGAAAAACGATGAATTAAGTTCTATTATTAGTTCTGAAATTCAACAGGCACAAAACTACTTTGAATCAGAGTTTGCATCTGAAAGAATGAAGGCAATCGATTATTACCTGGGCGAACCTTTGGGTAATGAACGAGATGGATTCAGCAGTGTGGTCAGTCATGACTTTGCTGACGTTGTTGAAACACTTATGCCATCATTAATGCGTATTTTTACCTCATCAGACAAGTATGTAAGATATGCACCAAGAACAGCCGAAGATACTGAAAAAGCTGAACAGCTAAGTGATTATGTGAATTACATAATACAGCAAGACAATGATGGATATAGAATATTACATACATTCATCAAGGACAGTCTGCTGTTTAAATTAGGTGTTGTTAAGTTTGGATGGGATGAGAGTTATGTAGTCCAGGAAGAGGAATACGACAATTTGCTTGAAGAGGAACTTGTTGCGTTACTGGCAAACCCAGACATTGATGTTGTGTCTCAAACCGAAAACACAGAAACATTAATTAATGATGATGGTGTAGAAACACAAGTTACCAGAAGTTACAACATGAAGGTCAGGATTAGGAAAAAGTCTGGCCGAGTTAAAATTGAGAATGTTCCACCAGAAGAATTTATATTTAATAAAAATGCTAAGAGTTTAGAAGATTGTCACTTCATTTGTCATAGAACACAAATGACAGTTTCTGACCTTGTATCAATGGGATACGATGAGGAGTTGGTTAAGCAGTATGCAGGTGATGTATATGGCGGTCAGGAAAGAGAAGAAAAGCAAAGACGATTTGAAGATATCGAAGGCGGTACATATCGTGATCCAGATGATGAAAGTCAAAAGGATGTTATAGTCAATCAGATTACAATGAAGATTGACGTAGATGGAGATGGTGTCAGTGAGTTAAGACAAATACTAGCTATTGGTGATAATGCTGAAGAAATATTAGAAAACGAAGTTTGTGATTATATTCCTTTTGCCTGTGTGTCTCCAATACTTATGCCACATAGATTAGTTGGTAGATCTATATTTGATGCTACCGAAGATCTACAAACCATCAAGACAACATTAATGAGACAGTACCTGGATAGCACCTATCACTCAGTATTGCCAAGACTGATTGTTCAAGAAGGGCAAACAAATCTTGATGATGTTTTAGATGGCACAGCAGGCGGTATAATTAGAGTAAGAAATGCGGGTGCTGTACAGCCATTACAGGCACAAGGGGTAGGAAGAGAAATACAGCCTCTTATGCAGTATCTGGATGAGGTTAAGGCCGATAGAACTGGTGTTAGCAGGCAGACACAGGGATTAGATCCATCTGTATTGCAATCAACAACAGCTAGTGCTGTACAAGCCACAGTTCGTGGATCTCAGGCCAAAGTCGAGAGTTATGCCAGGACAATTGCAGAAACAGGCATTAAGGATCTATTCAAAGGCATATTGCATATAATCACTAACTACCAACAACAGCCAAGGATTGTAAGGCTTAGAAATAAGTTTGTACCTATTGATCCACAAGAGGGTTCAAGTGGCTTTGACGTAGTTGTAAACGTAGGGTTAGGAACAGCAAATGAAGATCAAAAAGTTGCATTTCTCCAAAGCATTGCAAGTAAGCAAGAAGTTATTATGCAGACTTTGGGAGTTGATAATCCATTGTGTGGAATGGCTCAATACTCGAATACACTTAGGCAGATTGTGGATGTCCTTGGTTTCAAAGATTCAGACCAGTTTTTCAATCCTCCGCAATTGGTTCAGCAAAAAATTCAAGAGCAACAGCAAAGACAACAGCCTGCCCAACAAGATCCAGAAATCGCAAAAGTCCAAGCCGAAATTGAGGCAGAAAAAATCAAACTCGAAGCGAAAATCGAATTAGACAGAATGAAGGCCAATGCTGAAATTCAATTGAAAAAAGAAAAGGCAATGGCAGATTTAGAAATACGCAAACAGGAGATGGCTCTTGAGGCAGAACTTAGGGTTGCAAAAGCAGTTACAGACAGTGAAATCTCCACAAACCTTCCAAGGCAATAAAAATGTTTTAGGAGATGTTTTGTATCTCCTGACATTGTCGGATTTTCACCATCATTGGAAAATGCATCAAGTCAAGAGGGTCATAGTTCCTCCGATGTATCATGGTCAATATAGGATCTGGTACAATAATAATGACCCTTTTGGCTTTTGTTTATGGGCATGGGTAAGTGATGAAATTTTAGAAAAACTGTTAAGCGAAGAATACAGAATGAAAGCTGATGATTGGCAGTCAGGTAATAATTTATATATGGCAGAGTTTGTGGCTCCATTTGGTCAAACAAGGCAAATAGTTCGCAACATGAGGCAATACATAAAAGAAAATATTGGAGAAAATATTAAAGTACATTGGTTTAGGCCTTCTAAGAAAAAAATAGGTACAGCCATGTCAGGTAAAAAAGTAGCATAGGAGTATATCTATGGGTGAAAGTACCGATAGTTCAAGTGATTCTGACGAAACCATTGAAGCACAAGGAAGATTTGATGATTTTGGAATAGGTCAAGATCCTAATCAATCTCAGGGGTTTTCAAGTTCAGATGTTGAGGCAAGTTATAATCAAGCACAGGCTGATATTCAAAATGCATATGCTAGTGGTCAGGCATTAGGTGCAAATCTTGGCAATGTTACTGCCCAGGACATGGGTTTAGATACGATAGGAAACACACTTACACAACAAGACTTTGCTAGAGAGCAAGGTTTTATTGATGCAAACCCAAATGCCACATCTATTGATGATGCTTATACATCTAGAATGGAAGAAATTAATGTTGGAGCAGGTGACATATTTGGTTTGAGAAATCAAATTGCAAATAAACTTAGTCAAGGTGGTACAGCGGTTTTCAACAATCAAGGTGATATAGTTGGTGCTACTGGTCAAACATCATTATTTGGCATTCCTTTTTTACCAGATGTTACTACTTATACAGGTCTAAATGAATATAACCCTTATGGTGATCCGACAATTGGCAGTGATAATAACGAAAGTCAAACAATAGTACCGACATCTAAAAACCCAATTACAGGTAAAGAGCAATGTCCTGATGGATATGTATTTGATAATGATTTGCAGGCTTGTAGATTAAAAACAAAATCTGATAATGCTGTTGGAACATCTAAAGATCCAGTAGATATGAATGCACCTGCATTTACTAGAAATTATGCATTGTTAAATACACCACCAGGTAATGTTCCGCAGGGATTTAATTATAATCAGGCTAACCAAGATTTTATGAGTAGGTTTGCAACAAGACCATCAATATTCAAGAACCCTCCAAATCTACTTGGCTTTACACCATTTAGGAGTTCTTAGATGTCAAAAGAAGGTAGGTTGCATGATCAAATAAAAAAAGGTCAGCAAGTGGATGCAATAATAAAAAATCCAGTATTCACTGAAATTTTTGAAAATCTTGAAGAGCAATTTTTAAGTGCATGGAAAATGTCCAACATGAAGGACAGTGAAGAAAGAGAAAGAATTTATTACTTATACCAATCATTACAAGCACTCAAAGATGCCATGACAGGCATTAGCGGTAATGGAAGGTTAGCAAAGAGCCAATTAGATGAACTGATTGGCAGAAAATCAACACTTAATTAGGGGTAATTATGAGTGAAGAAAATAAAACACTGGATATAAATTCAGCAGTAGCAGAAATGTTATTACCATTGGAAACCGAGAACAAGGTAACTCCTACAGATGGTGAGGCCGAGCCTGTAGAAGAGGCTCAAGTATCAGAAACCGAAGAGCAAGAGGAAGCCATTGATGAAAGTCAAGAGGTAGAGACCGATGAGGGCGATGAGGCGGAAGATACAACTTTTGAAGAAGGTGATACTGAAGAAGTCGAGGAAGAGGCTCCTACTCTCTACAAAATCAAAGTTGATGGTGTAGAAGAAGAGGTAACCCTGGATGAGGCTTTGAATGGTCACATGAGGCAAAAGAAATTCCACAGAGAGTTAAACAGCTTGCATCAAGAACGTAAATCGTTTGAGGCAGAAAAGTCCGAGACGAAACAACTGCAAGACAAGTTTAAACAGGGTTTAGCACAGCTTGATAAGCAATTACAAGTTGAAGAACCTAACTGGGATGAACTGCGTAGAACAAGATCTCAAGATGAATTTAATGCAATCTATACTGATTGGTCTATTAGACAGGATCAGAGGAAAAAAGTTCAAGCGGAGATCGACCAAATCACGAAACGAGAAAACGAAGAAAATGTTATCAAGTTTAATCAGCATATGAAAAATGAATATGAAAATATGTTGGAAAAAATTCCAGAATGGAAAAGTGAAAAGGTCATGAATGATGAGAGGAAGGAAGTCATTAACTATGCCAAATCTGTCATTGGTTACACTGATGATGAAATAGCAAATGCTGTTGATCATCGTGCAATTGTAACTTTGAGGAAGGCTATGAAGTTCGACAATCTCATGAAGAAAAAACCTAACTTAGTTAAGAAGGTTAAACAGGCACCAAAAATGGTGAAAGCAGGCACTCCTAGAACTAAGCAAGAAATTGTTTCAAGCCAGAATAAAAAGGTAAGAGATAAATTTTTGCAAAACAGCAATTTCGATAATGCTGTTGAATATCTTTTAAATCAAAACAAATAGCCAATAGGAGTTAATACGATGGCACAATTTACTACAGCAAATGCTGTTGGAGAGAGAGAGGATCTATCTGATATTATCTACAGACTAGATACTACAGAAACACCTTTTTTCTCTACAGCAAAAAAGACAACTGTTAAAGGTACACTAACTGAATGGCAAGTCCAAGAGTTAGCTTCAGCAGGTCAAAACTCAGTCAACGAAGGTGCAGATGCAACATATGCAACACCAACAGCGACAACAAGATTAACTAATAATACTCAAATCTCAGTTAAAGATTTCCAAATCTCTGGAACATTAGAGGCTGTTGATAAAGCAGGTAGAGATAAAGAAACTGCGTATCAAAAGGTTTTAAAAGGCTTAGAATTAAGACGAGACGTTGAGAAAATTATTACAGATCTTAACGTAGCGAAGTCTGGTTCTGACCCAAGAAAGTCAGCGACATTCATTACATTTGTAACAAATGGTAGTGCAGATCCTTCTGACATTTCATTTGCTACTGGTGATGGTTCTGATGTAGCTGATTTAACAGGTACTGAGCAGGCTCTTACATTAGCTAAGATTGATACTGCTACACAGCAGGCTTGGGAAGATGGGGGTAACCCTAGAATGCTTTTATGTGATGCCACAAATAAGGCTAACATAAGTGATCTTTCACAAGCAGGAACAAACTTGGTAACAAATCAGGTCAACACCACACAAAACACTGCTCCCTCATTTATAGGATCTGTGTCTGTGATGATGAATGATTTCGGACAGCTTTCCATCTCAATGAGCAGGTTCATGTCAAATGATAAAATTCATATCATTGACCCTGATCATATTATGATTGGTAACCTTGATGGAAGAAATTTCGTTGAGGCCGAGTTAGCCAAAACTGGTGATTCAATCAAACACCAGATCGTATATGAGTGGACATATATGCCGACAGCACCAAAGGCACATGCCTCTGTTATCGGCTTAAGTGGAGCTTAATAACAATTAGATAGGGAGGTTTCGGCCTCCCTAACAAAAGGTTTTTTTATGAAAAGATTAATTGAAAGAAATCCATATAGCCAAAAAGAAATATGGATGCATGACAATCCAGAAGGTGGTTATACCATTGAGGAAAAACAACACATAAGTGAAGTTTTGGATATTAATAAATCAAAAAGAAATGAATACAGAAAAGGCAGTTTAATCGGCAATACGCAAAAACACTGGCAACCTGTGGCTGAAATCCCTTCTATGATTTACATGGATCTTATGAAAAGGTTTGGTGATCCACACAATAATCCAGAGGCACAGAAAAAGTGGAAAGCCTGGTTAAACGATATTGATAACAGATATTTTAGAACTAGCGGTGGTAACGTATGAGTATATCAACCTATGCAGAGTTAAAGACAGCAATTGCTAATTTTATGGCAAGGACTGATCTTACAGACCAGATACCCAACTTTATACAGTTAGCCGAGGCCAGGCTGTCTAGGGAATTGGAGACAAGAGATCAGGAAAAAAGAGCAAATGCGACTTTGACTGTAGGGGATGAGTTTATAGCATTACCAACTGATTTGAGGGAAGTAAGGGAAGTAAAACTCAACACTTCACCAAATACAATTTTAGATTACAAAAGTCCTATACAGCTAGACAAAGACTTTCCATCTGGCGGTAATGGCAAACCTTTATCATATTCAATTGTTGGTGCTGAAATGAAATTAAGACCAGTGCCAGATAGTGCTTATACAGCAGAAATTATTTACATTGGTGGACTGACTGCATTGTCAGACAGTAATACAACCAATCAACTATTAACCAGGCATCCAGATGCATACTTATCTGGCAGTCTAGTTGAGGCCTATACATATTTAATGGATGAGGCCAGAGCCTCTACTTATGATGCAAAATTCACAAGGGCAATAGAGGAAATAAGAAAAGACGAACAGCGAAGTCATTATGGAACTGGATCACTTCACATAAGTTCAGTCTATGCAAGGCAATCATCATCAGCAAGTTAGGAGATAAAATATGTCAGCAATGAGTGATTATCTAGAGTTAAAATTTCTAGATCATTTTACAGGCACAGCCTCTACATCTGCACCATCCGCAGTATATCTAGGTCTTGCAACTGCAAGCCTTCAAGACGATGGTAGTGGTACAGAATTAACAGGAAATAATTACACTAGAAAAGCAATTACATTTGCATCTGCATCAGGTGGATCTATAGCAAGTAACAGTGCTGTGGAATTTAATAGTGCAACTGGTTCATGGGGTGACGTATCCCACTGGGGAATTTTTGATGCATCATCCAGTGGTAATTTATTATTTCATGGATCTTTTACAGCATCTAAAACAATTGCATCAGGTGATATTTTAAAAGTAGCAAGTGGTTCTTTAACTATCACTGCAAACTAGTGAGATTTAAATGCCATTAGGAACACCGCATTTAGATCAAATCACAACACCTCTTGATAGTATATCAGGAAGTTTAGATAATGATGCAGATTTACAAAAGGTTGAATTTAATAACCCAACATTAGAACAACTTGATAGTTGGGGTACAATTGACTTTATTGCTACGTTTGGAAATATTGATAGCCTTTCAAGTTTACAAGTCAGGCAGGGTACAGCATCAGCATCAACTGTAGCAACAGCTAGTGCAGAAATTCAATTTGCTATTGAAGTAGATGCCACAGTTTCAACAAGTGCTACAGCTACTGCAAGCGGTATAAGAATTAGAACTGGCACAGCTACAGGAGCAGTAAGTTCTACTGTTTCAGCAACACCAAACAGAATAAGAACTTTTGGTTTTACTGTTGCAACTGTAGGCACAGTAACAGCTACCGCTACATTTGAAGTAACTGTAGTGGCAAGTGGTTCTGTTAGTGCGACAGCATCTGCTAGTGCAATAAGAATACAGCAGGTTACTGCAAGTGCTTCTGTTAGTGCATCTGTTAGTGCAACTGCAAATATAGTTGTATTAGCAACCGCATCTGCATCAACAGAAGCCAGTGTTGTAGCTAATGCAAACTTTACAACTAATGTTTCAGCTACAGGAAGTGCAGAGGTTACAGGAACAGTAGATGCAAAAGTGCTAGGTGAAGATTGGACAAATATATCTGAAGGATCAGAAACCTGGTCAGAAATAGCAGATGGTGCAGAGGTATGGACAACACAAAATGTTGGAAGTGAGGTTTGGTTACAACGATGATTAAGTTTGGAGAATGGCTACCAGATCAGCCAGATTTAGAAAACAAAGGTGTAACTGTAGCCGAAAATGTAATACCTGCATTCGAGGGTTATAGATCATTAAATAGTCTAGCTAATTTAAGTAACCAGGCTACAAATGAAATAAAAAATATTTTTTCTGCAAAAGATAATTCTGGAAATGTAAAATTATTTGCAGGTGATGCAGGTAAACTTTATGAGTTTAACTCAGGAACATCAAACCTTGACGACATAAGTAAGGGTGGCGGATATACTCTAACTGATGCCGAAAGATGGAGATTTGTTCAGTTTGGCACAAGTGTTATTGTAGCAGGTGGTATAGCTGAAACTCTGCAAGAATTTACTCTTGGTACAGATAGTGTGTTTGCAGATTTAGGTGGAACACCGCCAAAAGCAGATTTTATTGCAGTGGTTAGGGATCAGGTCTGGACTGCCAATATTGATGAGGGATCTGGCAGGGTGCCATTTAGGGTTAGATGGTCTGGTATCAATGATGCAACTCAGTGGACTGTTGGAACTGACCAGGCGGACTTTCAAGACATACCTGATGCAGGTGCAATAACTGGATTAGTGGGTGGTGAGTACGCAACCATACTTATGGAAAAAGCCATAGTAAGGGCATCATATGTAGGAACACCATTGATCTACCAGATTGATAAGGTTGAAACTGCAAGAGGTTGTACGTTTCCTGGATCAGTAGCACATATAGGAAATACAATTTTCTTTTTAAACGAAGATGGGTTTTATGCTTTTGATGGAATGCAATCAATCCCAATAGGGGCAGAAAAAGTAAATAAGTTTTTCTTTGATGATTTTAATGGTGCATTTCCTGACAAAATGACAAGTGCTGTAGATCCTACAAACCAAATAGTTGTGTGGTCTTATGTATCAAACTCAAACACTTCTGGATCTGTGCCAGATAAATTATTGATTTATAATTACGCAATAAAAAGATGGTCAATTGCAAAAGTAAGTGTTGACTTGATAGCACCATTTTTTACAGCAGGATATACACTTGAAGGATTAGACAATCTAGCAAGTAACCTTGATGCATTGCCTGCACCATTAGATTCAAACCTATATAAAGGTGGAGCATTCTTGTTTGGTGGATCGGTTAACAAAAGAATTACATCTTTTACTGGACAACCATTAAGTGCAGTTATTGAAACATCAGAATTTGCTTTGAACAAAGGCAAACATTCTCTTGTAACTAGATCAGTGCCATATTTTAGAAATGGCTCAGTAACAGTGCAAGTTGGTGCTAGAGACAGGCAGGATGATGATGTTACATTTTCAACAGCCAATTCATTGACTGATGAAGGGTTTGTTCAACATAGATCACAAGGCAGGTTTCACAGGATCAGAATGAACATATCTGGGTTCTGGGATTTTGCACAAGGATTTGACTTAGAAGGTCAACCACTGGGTAGAAGATGACCAGGGTAAGTAATTATAGAAGGCTTTCATCATTGGGTGATAATCCAAGAAATGTAGCCAATGTTGTAAACAATATCCTGGATGGCAAAGTTAATTCTACAGGGTCAATTACCCTGGCAAACAGTGCAACAACAACAACATTAAGTGATGATCGTCTTGGCGGTGACAGTGTCATATTGTTTATGCCAACAACAAGCGATGCATCAACTGTAACAATTCATGTGACAGGCAGACAAAAAGGGCAGGCAACATTAAATCATGCTAGTGCAACTACCACAAGATCCTTTGACTACGTCATTTTTGGATGAGTTTACACGATGCACAAAATGGATAAATGATGCATTAAAGTATGCACATAATAGTCATTCCGCAGAAGATGTATTTGCAATGTGCCAGGCAGGAGATGCACAGTTTTGGCCATACCATGACAGTGCGATTGTTACAGAAATAGTGAGTTACCCTAAACGCAGGGTTTTAAGATTCTGGCTTGCAGGTGGTAACTTGAAAACATTGCTAAAAGCAGAACCAGAGATTGTTGATTGGTCAAAACAATATACCTGCAAAGGTGTTGAGATCAATGGCAGAAAAGGATGGGAAAGAGTTTTAAAAAGCTACAAACCATCATCAATAACTTTAGTGAAGGAAATATAAATGAGCAAAGGCGGAAGAAGTGGACAACAAACTGTTAACACTCAAGTTGAGCCTCCTGCATATGCAAAGCCATTTTTAGAATATGGCTTAAGTGAGGCAAAGCAGAGATATGATACAGGTGAGCCAAATTTTTATCCATTTCCAACAACTGTAGGTTTTTCTCCAGAAAGTGAAATGGCACTTGATATGGTTAGAGACAGGGCATTAGACCCAAACAGTTTGACTGCTCAATCGCAAAACGTAGTGCAACAAAATCTTATGGGAACTAATCCATTAATGAGTATGGCATTTCAGCCAGTGGTAGACACAATTGAAAGCAGATTTTCTAAAGCAGGAAGATATGGATCAGGAGCCAATCAATCAGCACTGGCATCAGGATTAGCACCTATTGCTTACAAAGCACAACAGGATGCCCTTAGAATGGCTCCAAATATACAAAACCTTGATGCACAACAATTGGCAAAGGTTGGTGGAGCAAGAGAAGCTGATGCAATGGCTACTCTTCAATCAGACATCGACAGGTTTAATTTCGAGCAAAACATAGATGATCAAAGACTAGCTAATTACTTATCATTAGTTGGTGGTGGTACAGTAGGATCAAATACAGCACAACCAGTATTTAGAAACAGAGGATTATCTGCGTTAGGTGGTGCATTAGGCGGGGCACAATTAGCAGGAATGGCAGGTTTCGGTGGTGGCACTGGAGCATTGTTAGGCGGATTATTGGGGTATATGTAATATGAACAGGCCAATAGATTTATTATTTCAAAGAGATCTCAGTATGGAAAGACCTGGCGGTGGGTATTTCACTCCCAGGGTTACATATGGATCAACTGCACCAATATCTACAAATCCTGTAAGAATTCCAATAAATCCAGGTGGCATAACGTCTAGGCCTAAACTAAAAACACCTGACGAAACCCCAGGGTTACTTGGTTCAAATACTGGCGGAACAAGTATGTTTGACCCTGCAACATTTGGATTGTTAGGTGCATCAGCAGAATTACTAAAGCAAGGCGGTTATTCTAAAACACCAGTTAGTTTTGGTGAGGGCATAGGAAATGCTTTCAATGCAGGATTGCAAAATTACATAGCCATGAACCAAGCACAACAAAAGATGAATCAGCCTGTAGCAGTGCCAAAAGGCGGTATGTTAGTAAATCCAAGAACTGGCCAAGTAGTTGTTGATGGAAGAAATCAGGGAGGATTTGAGGGTTCTGGTATTACTAATCAGTCATTCAATACATTACTTACTTTAAATGATAAAATGAAAAATAATACAGCCACAAATATAGAAAAACAAAAATATAGATTGGCACATGGTTATTTATCAAAACCAGTAAATGAAACAATTAATATGGCAGATGGAACAGTAAAGCAGATACAAAGACCTGCACAAAATCTTACAGGTTTCTTTAATCCTTTTCCAGGTCAACAATCTGGCAAAACTGAAATAGGTGAAAAGCCTTCTGCACAGAAATTGAAAATTTTAGAAAACAGGCCAAAATTAACCCAGATGTTGGCTAACCTTAATGAATATACAAAAAAGTTGAAAAATTTAGACAAAACAACTCAATTGTCTGGAATTATTAACTTACCATCGGCAGAGGCAACAGCAATTTCCTCATTAGCGGAAACATTAAGACTAGATATTAAAAATTTATATGAACTTGGTGCGTTGGTCGGTGGTGACTTTCAAATATTAGATAATTTACTTACAAGTCCAAATTCTACTCAAGGACTAGCAATGGGTGCTGAAGGGTTATTACAACAGTTATACAGATTAGAAAACACACTGCTAAATAAATTGAAACAAGGAGGTTTTAATGAGCCAGTAGGATCTCAACTCGATCCTATTCCAATAGCAAAACCAGAAGATTGGAACAAGGCACAATTTGGCTTGTATTATAAGTTACCTGATAATTCTGTAAAACTTAAAGTAAGGAAAAGAAACTAATGGCAGAAAAAAAATGGTATGAAAAGTTAGATGATGCAGTAGATGTAGACACTACTGAGCCAGAAAGAACTAGGTCTGTTGGTGATTTCGCAATAGATACTGGAAGGTCTTTTGCACAAGGTCTTACTTTTGCACAAGCTGATGAACTTGAGGCATTAGCCAGAGCCTTATATGGGAAATTTGCTGAAGGCCAAGACTTTAATACTGCCTACGATGAAATATTAAAAAGTGTAAGAAAAGATATAAAAGAGTTTAGAGAGGATGAGCCATTTGTAGCATATCCTGCTGAAATTGCAGGCAACATACCATCTGCAATAGGTGCAGGGGCAAGGCTTGCAAATTTAGGTGTTAAAGGATTAAAGAACATTGCTACACAAGGCGGTTTGTATGGTTTTGGTGCTAGTGAAGGTGATCCAGTAGAAAGACTACCAGATACTGCTGTCAGCACAGCTATTTCAACTGGTTTGGGTAAAGCATTACCACCAGTAACAGAAAAGGCAAAAGAGTTAATTAAACAAGGAGTACCCCTCACATTAGGTCAGTCAGTAGGTGGTGGAATAAGAAAATTAGAAGAGGGTATTAAATCAATACCTTTTCTAGGTGATCCTATTGTTGGTGCAGAAATAAGAGCAACTCAGGGTTTTAATAAGGCAACATTTCGCAAGGTTTTAGAGCCATTAGAAAAATATGGTGTTAATCTAAAAAAACAACTCAAAGGCAAAACAACTGGTAATGAACTTTACAAAACTGCTGAAGATATAATTAGTAATGGTTATGAAAAACTCAAGCCAAAGTTACAGTTTCCAAACAGAGATGAATTACAATCAATATATGATGATGTAATTTTAAAGCAGGCAGACACAATGCCTAAGAGTGTAAACAATCAATTTTTACAGGACATGGACAATATTGTTTATAAAAATTTTAGTCCTGATGGCAGTTTGTCTGGTGATGGTTTTAAAAAAATACAGTCAGGATTGCGAGAGCAAATCAGAGGATATATAAGTTCTGGTGATCAGGTAACAAGAAATTATGCAAATTCATACAATAAAGTTCTTGAGGCCTTAACCGACACACTGGTTAAAAACAATCCTAAGTATGCACCACAACTAAATGATTTAGATTTTTCATTTAAGATGTTGAACATTGTTGGAAAAGCGGTTGAAAAAGGTGGAACTAAGCAGGGTACATTTACACCAAATCAACTTATGCAAGCATCAAGAATGGCTGACGTTGGAAAAAACAAAAAAAGTTTTAGGAAAGGTGAGGCATTAATGCAGGACTTGGCCAATGAGGGTCAAGCATTGAATTTAACCTTGCCAGATAGTGGAACTGCAACAAGACAGCTTTTGACAGGTGGATTGCTTAATCTAGGCGGTGCAGGTGCAGGTATAGATCCACTTATGACAGGATTGACTACAGGTGGTCTAATTAGTGGTTACTCTAGGTTTGGTGTTCCGACAGTAAGAGATTACATCTATGGCATGGGAGTACCTTCGGCCAGGAACGTAACATCAGGATTATTGAGCAGTAATGTAACCCCAGAAATGAATATAGGGAGATAATATGACCAAGGCGAATATCACACAATACGATTCCACTGCCTCAAATAACACCGACATTGATGGTGTTGATATCTCGGAAGGCTGTAGCCCTAGTGGCATAAACAACTCCATTAGGAGCCTCATGAGCCATTTGAAGAACGTAGACACTGGCTCTCAGGCACTAACAAGTCCAAGTTTTACAGCTATGTCTACCGATACTATTAGTGAAAAAACTTCAGCAAATGGAGTGTCTATTGATAGTGTTACACTAAAGGATGGAGAATTAGGAACTTCAGCTAGTCTAGTTCCAATAAACTCATCAAGCCTAAATGGTGGTCAATTTGGTGTTTATAATATGATAATCAATGGAAATATGGCTATAAATCAAAGAAATGCTACGTCAGGTGTTACATCAGGATATTTTGTTGATAGATTTAGATTATCAGGCTGTAGTGCTTCTGCTGTAATAACAAGTAATACACCAACAGAATTTCCAACTGCTATAACTGTTAGTGCTACATCAGGTAATCCAATAGTTACACAAAGGATTGAAAGCAAGAACGTACAACATTTGTCAGGTAAAACTGTTACAGCGAGTTTTTATGCCAAGAATATATCTAATGCTACAACATTATATGCAAGTTTACAGTATGCAGGCAGTGCAGATAATTGGGGTTCAAGTACAACAATATCAGAACAAAATTTAGGTAGCCTTTCATCTGATTGGGTAAAATACACTGCATCATGGACTGTTCCATCAGGAGGATTAAATGGTCTTGCACTTAATATTTTATGTGCGGGTTCAAGTACATTTACTATGGGTGTTACTGGAGTGATGTTGCAAGAGGGTTCTGTAGCTACACCATTTGAGCATAGGTCATTTGGGGAAGAACTAGCTTTGTGTCAGAGGTACTTTTACGTTCTTGCTGATGGCACAAGAGGAATGAACGATCATCTTGGCTCTGGTCATTATTATGGAGCAAGTGGAATATATTTTTCTGCATTTCCACCAGTTGAAATGAGAGCAACACCAAGTATGATAACAACTGATGCTACAAATCATTATATAGCTTTTAGTGCTGGTGCGTCAGACCATTTTGATACTTTGGGTTTAGGTGGTTCTACTAGTAGAAGTGCTTTAGAAATAGTAAGTGGTAGTAGTGGCACAAGTGGTACTGTAGGTAACCCTTGTTTCTTAAGATTAGGTGGTACAAGTAATACTGCAAAAGCACACTTTAATGCAGAATTATAGGAGTTCTATATGAATATTAATACAGTACAAAAACAATTAGACTTAATAACTAATAAATTTTGTAGTTATAAAGTTACTTTAGTCGGAGATGATGAAACAGTTTTATCTATCCCATTAGACCCTGATAACACAGACTACCAAGCAATCCAAGAATGGGCGAAGATTGATGGAAATACGATAGAGGAGGCTGATTAATGGCAAAAGACAAAATCACCGAGTACGATGCAACCGCAGACAATAACACTGTTGTTGGAGATGTAAATCTTCAAGAATCTTCAATGTTACCTTCAGATGTGAACAATGCTATCAGGGAAGTCATGTCTCATTTAAAAGAGTTCTCAGCAGGAACATCAGGGTTAGATGTATTGTCATTTCAAGATGATGACAACTCAAATCAACTAAAGTTTCAAGCACCATCCTCAGTAACAACAACAACTACATTTACACTCCCTGATGGAGATGGATCTAGTGGTCAGGCGATTGTTACAAATGGATCAGGCACATTAAGTTTTAGCAATGCAGGCGGTGGCTCTTTTGTAGGCGAAAGCGGTGGCGGACTTGGTGACATTATCAGGGTGCATGAGAATGAGTTGAATACATCAGTGGAAGTTGCATCAAACACAAATGGATTATGTGCAGGAAATTTGTCAATTGCCTCAGGTGTAACACTGACTGTTAGTGGCACATTAGTTATCGTTTAGGAGAAAAGTATGACGAGTTTAATAAAAGTTGATGCAATACAAAAATTAAATGGATCAGTTCCAAAGGCATCTGATTTGGGGTTGAATGTTACTGGCACTGTTTTACAAGTAGTTACTGCTGTTGATACTGATGATAGGAGTACAACTTCTCAATCATTTGTTGTTGGCAGTAATACTGCACAAGTAAATATTACACCATCTTCTACATCCTCAAAAATTTTAGTGCATTGTAGTGGCACTTGTAATGCAACAGATGGTGATGATGGTTGGTACACAACAATTTTCAGAGATAGTACAAATTTAGGTAATGCAACTACTGGTTTAGCAAGTGGTAATTCTGTTCCCGCAGTGGCAAATACAACATTCCCCTTTAATATGATGGTTTTAGATAGTCCAAGCACTACTTCTCAAATAACTTATGGTTTACGATTTTGTGGTAAAAATGCTGATAGTGATGTTCATGCAACAACAGTAATTGGAAGAGAAATAACTGGGACTAGCAATCCTATCCCAACACACATAGTAGCTATGGAGATTGCAGGATGAGTATGAAAAATCAAGCAATATATTCTTTATATCCAAAAGCTGTAAGCATCGGTGGAAATGCAAAGATAATATTAGATGCTAATGATAAAGATATTACAGATACTATTGATATGAAAGCTGTTGAAGCTAAAGCTAAAGAATTACAAGCTGACTATGATGCTAAAGAATATCAAAGAAAAAGAGCATCTGAATATCCATCAATAGCAGATCAATTAGATGATCTATATCACAATGGCATAGATGGTTGGAAAGAAACTATCAAAGCAATAAAAGATAAGCACCCAAAGGAGTAAAATATGTCAGAAATTAAAGTAAATTCTGTTGTTAACTCTACTGGAGATAATGACAGTGGATTAGATTTATCTACTAATGACCAAGTTATAATAAAGACAGCAAATACAACTGCTGTTACTGTTGACAGTTCGCAAGGTGTAACAGTCGCAGGGGCATTTACAAGTAGAGGTATAGACGATAATGCTGATGCAACAGCAATAACCATAGATAGTTCAGAGAATGTAAAAGTTGGTGGAATTGAAACTGACCAAACTAGTCCACTTATGGTTAAAACTAATTCTAGTAAGTATGCTATATATTTAGAAGAAAACTCTGGTCAAGAAAGTTGGCAAATTGGCGTTAGTCCAAATGGTGACTTAGATTTTCGTAATAGTGGAGGAACAGACCCTGCAATAAAATTTAATGATAGTGGAGAATTGTTAATAGGTTCAGTTGTCAATACTCCTGCACAATCTAATACAGCAGGTGCTTTTTCTTATAGACCTACTGGGCAACTAGAAGTTAGTTCTAACAACACGCAATGTGCTTTTTTTAATAGAACAACTGATGGCACTCTTATCCAATTTCTGCACGAGGGCAGTTCAGAAGGTAATATAGGAATAAGTGGCTCAACTGTAAATTACACTGGTGGTCATTTAAGTCGTTGGTCAAGACTTGTTGGAGGTGGTCAACCAAATACTTTGTTAAGAGGAACAGTCATGTCCAACCTTGATGATATGGTTGTGTGGTCACATGAAGAAGTTTTGTGGACAAATGAAGATGAATTACCAGATGG